GAAAACTCCAGAAGAGATTGCTAAAGAGTGTGGAACAAGCGTTGAAACAATCTATGTTTACCTTGCTAAATTTGGACTAAGGAAGTCAAGGCGATGAATAAATTAGAAAAGGCAATGATAACAGCTACTGTAGTAGGCATGGTTGGATTTGCTTTTGCATTTTCTTTATTAAGTGGACTTCCTGAAGAGTTTGATTGGGAAGCAGATGATGAGTAATAATCTAACCATTACGGTTGATCAAGTAAATAATCCAATGCACTACACCTCAGATCCTTCTGGCGTAGAGTGTATTGAGATTACCAGACATCGTAACTTTAACATTGGTAATGCTTTTAAATACCTTTGGAGAGCAGGACTTAAAGATGAATCTAAAACCATACAAGATCTAGAAAAAGCAATATTTTATATCAAAGATGAAATAAACAGACTAGAAGGTAAGTATGTCAACTGAAGAAGATTTAGTCAAGCACTTAGATCAAGTTAATGATGTTGTTTCAGAATACCTAAAGGGTAATGATCCAACAGTTATTTCTAAAGAACTTGACATTCCAAGAACTAGAGTTGTAAGTCTTATCAATGAGTGGAAGACTATGGCTTCTGATAATGCTGCAATTCGTGCCCGTGCAAAAGAAGCTTTGGTTGGAGCAGATACACATTATAGCAAGTTGATTACAAAAACCTATGAAGTTATTGATGAGGCATCGCTACTAAATAACCTAAGTGCTAAAACTCAAGGTATCAAACTTGTAATGGATATTGAGTCTAAGCGTATTGATATGCTACAAAAAGCTGGTCTTTTAGAAAATAAAGAACTAGCAGAAGAAATGTTAGAAATTGAAAGAAAGCAAGAAATTCTTGTTGGCATTTTGAGAGATGTTGCTGCAGAACACCCAGAGGTGCGTGATGAAATTATGAGAAGGCTATCTGCAGTTTCTAAAGAACAAGAAGTAATTACAGTGGTACATAACGATGTTTGATGATTTTTTAGAAGCACTCAAATCAGACAGCTTTGACGAAAAGCCAGTTGACGTAAAAACCTTTGTTGAGGGTGAAGACTATCTTGGTCAGCCTCCACTGTCACAAACTCAATATGATATTGTAGAGGCCCTTAGTCAAATTTACAGGCTAGAAGATCTCATAAGCTTTATGGGCGATACTGAGGGTAGAAGGTATTATAATAAATATACCAAGAATGAAGTGATCCTACAACTTGGTAAAGGATCTGGTAAAGATTTTACATCAACGGTTGCGTGTGCCTATATTGTATATAAGCTTCTATGTCTTAAAGACCCTGCTAGGTATTTTGGAAAGCCTAGCGGTGACGCAATTGACATTATTAACGTGGCTATTAATGCCCAGCAAGCAAAGAACGTATTCTTTAAAGGTTTTAAAACAAAGATTGAAAAGTCTCCTTGGTTTGCAGGAAAATTCTATGCGAAAGCTGAGAGTATTGAATTTGATAAATCTATTACAGTTTACTCAGGCCATTCCGAAAGAGAATCTCACGAAGGTCTCAACCTTATCCTTGCAGTTCTTGACGAGATCTCTGGTTTTGCTACGGAGATTGGAACAGGAAATGATCAGGGTAAAACTGCGGATAACATCTACAAAGCCTTTCGTGCATCAGTAGACTCACGTTTTCCAGACCTTGGCAAAGTAGCCCTTTTGTCATTCCCAAGATATCCTGGAGATTTTATTTCTGCAAGATATGAGGCCGTTATTGCAGACAAAGAGGTTGTGGCAAAAACACATACATTTATTATGAATCCAGATTTGCCAGCAGAAGCAGATGGCAACTCATTAACAATTGAGTGGGATGAAGATAATATAATTAGTTATAAGTATCCCAATGTATTCGCACTAAAAAGACCAACCTGGGAAGTAAATCCAACAAGAAAGATAGATGATTTTAAGCTAGCCTTCTTTACCGATATGGGGGATGCTATGCAAAGGTTTGCTTGTGTTCCAACATTTTCATCAGACAGATTTTTTAAACAAGCAGAAAAAGTTCGTGCAGCAATGACTGTAAGAAATCCAATAGATAGTCACAAGAGATTTGACTCCAGCTTTGTCCCCGATCCAGATAAGACATATTTTGTTCATGCTGACCTTGCACAAAAACATGACAAGTGTGCCGTAGCAATTGCACACGTAGAAAAATGGGTAAATATTCAAGTCATAAAAGACTATGAGCAAATTGCACCAGTTGTAGTTGTTGATGCCGTAGCTTGGTGGGAACCAAGGGTAGAGGGGCCAGTAGACCTATCTGAGGTAAAGCAATGGATTCAAAACCTCAGAAGACTTGGTTTTAATATTGGAGTAGTCTCATTTGACCGCTGGCAGTCGTTTGATATTCAAAATGAACTAAAGGCGATAGGGATGAAAACCGAAACCGTATCTGTTGCTAAAAAGCACTATGAGGACATGGCAATGTTGGTCTATGAGGAAAGGCTTGCTATGCCAATGATTGATCTTTTATTTGAGGAGCTGTCAGAGCTTAAAATTATGAACAATAATAAGGTTGATCACCCACGTAAAAAATCTAAAGACTTGGCAGATGCTGTCTGTGGTGCAATATTTGGTGCCATCTCACACACCCCTAGAAACCTTAATCTGGAGGTTGAAATTCATACCTTTAAAGATAGACCAAAGCCACAGCTTGACAATAATGACCAGAGTGTGATAAAATATATGCCTACGCCAAAAGAGATTGATGAATATTTGGCTAGATTTGATTTAATCTAGATTAAATAAAATAAGGAGAAAAATGAATCTAAAGAAGACTTCTATTGCCCTAGTAACGGCACTAGTAATTGGTCTAACTGGTATGTTGCCTGCAAATGCAAATACCCAAACATTGACAGTTGCTGGAGCTTCTGCTAGCGGTGGTACTACTTCTGCTACAGCAGTGGCCCTTCCAGTTCCAGGAGACACAGTAACAGCCTCTAATGCCCTTAGCATTTCTGTTTCTGGTGTTGTAGCTGGCACAACTGTTTCCGCTACTGCTACAAATGCATTCTTGCTAACAACTCTAACTGCTGCAACTTCTGCATCTGGCTCTGCCGCTGTTACAGTAAATGCAAGCACAAGCGGCAGCGTTGAGCTGTTTGTGTTTACTAAAACTACAGCCATTGGCTCAGTTGTTGTTACAGTTGGAAATACTGCTACAACTTATTTTGTCAAGGGTACCGCTGGAGATGTTGTGAAGGTTGCACTTTCTGCACCAGCATCTGGTCTAGCAGGATCAACTCAGTCTGTAGTTGTATCTGCATTTGACCGCTACGACAACGCAAAGGCATCTGGAACAGTAAGCCTGATTGTTAATTCAAATGGTGTAATCACTACACCAACTGCAACAACTGGTGCTGCTGGTACAGTTAGCTATGTTGTTACTCTGCCATCTACTGGTTCTCTAACCGTCACAGCATTTGCTGCTAGCTCTTCTGCTACAGCAGTTATCGCTGTAACACAGCCACGTAATCTACAGGCAGAGCTAGACAAAGCACTTGCTGACCTAGCAACTGAAAAGTCTGCACACGAAGTAACAAAGAATCTAGTTACTTCTTTAAGTGCTGAGCTTGCAACAAGTAAGGATCTTTCTGCAAAGGAAGTTCGTAAGCTAAAGTGGCAGTACAACAATCTTGTAAAGAAATACAATGTTGGAAAGCCAAAGTCCCAGAGACTTGCATTTATCAAGTAATTGATATAAAATTGTAAGGGGGAGGGGATAAAATCCCTCCCCTTTCTTGCAACTAGTATTAAAAAGGGGATTAAAATAGATGTCCGTTGACATTGTCTATTTTTCAAATTATTCTGGCAACACAAAAAAATTTGTAGAAAAATTAGCAATGCCAGCAATACAAATCCCCATTGACTGGAATTATGAAAGCCCACTAGAGGTTGCTAGACCATATGTCCTGTTTGTTCCTACCTATGGTGGGGGATCGGATAGTGCTGCTATCCCAAGACAGGTCAGAAATTTTCTAAACCTGCACTCTAATAGAGATAATCTACAAGGAGTGGTTGGATTTGGAAATACAAATTTTGGCGAACATTTCTGCAAAGCAGCAGATATGATTTCGTCTAAAACTGGTGTGCCAATTATTGCTAGGGTAGAAATATTTGGCACAGACTATGATGTTGAAAAAGTAAAAGAGAGGTTAGAACTACTGTATGGAAACTAAATATAGCTATCACGAGCTAAATGCAATGCTCAATTTATATGATGAGAATGGGAAAATTCAATTTGACAAGGACAAGGCAGCAGCTAAAGCTTACTTCCTGGACCATGTAAATCAAAATACCGTGTTCTTTCACAGTCTTGAGGAAAAGCTTGAATATCTTGTAGAAAATGATTACTATGAAAAAGAAATTCTTGATGCATACAGCGTAGAGTTTGTAAAAGATTTATTTAAGCAGGCTTATGAATACAAGTTTAGATTTCCAACATTTGTAGGTGCATATAAGTTCTATACACAATATGCCCTAAAGACGTTTGACGGTGGTCGCTATTTAGAAAGATTTGAGGACAGAGTTGTAATGAATGCTCTTATGTTGGCAAGAGGAGATGAAAGTTTTGCCAGAGACATTCTTGATGAAATTATTACTGGTCGTTTCCAGCCAGCAACTCCAACATTTCTTAATGCTGGCAAGAAGCAAAGGGGAGAGTATGTTTCTTGCTTTTTGCTTCGTGTAGAGGATAATATGGAGTCAATTGCACGTGCAATATCATCCTCTCTTCAGCTATCAAAGCGTGGTGGTGGTGTAGGTCTAAACCTAACCAACTTGCGTGAGCTTGGTGCACCAATCAAGAAGATTGAGAACCAGTCCTCTGGAATTATTCCTGTTATGAAGATGCTTGAAGATGCATTCTCCTATGCCAACCAGCTGGGTGCAAGGCAGGGTGCAGGAGCTGTTTACCTTAACGCTCACCACCCAGACATCATGCGATTTCTTGACACCAAGCGTGAAAACGCAGACGAAAAGATTCGTATCAAGACCCTTTCGATTGGTGTTGTGATCCCAGATATTACATTAGAGTTGGCCAAGAATAATGATGATATGTATTTGTTCTCACCATATGATGTTGAAAGAATTTATGGAAAACCAATGTCTGACATCTCCGTAACTGAGCTTTATCAGGAAATGGTGGACGACCCACGCATCCGTAAAGGTAAGATTAAAGCCCGTGATCTATTCCAAAGAATAGCAGAGCTACAGTTTGAGTCTGGGTATCCATATATTGTTTATGAAGACAATGTAAATAAAGTAAATCCAATTGATGGTAGAATAAACATGTCAAACCTTTGCTCAGAAATTTTGCAGGTAAATACTCCAACAACCTATAACAATGATATGAGCTATAAGGAAATTGGCAAAGATATTTCTTGTAACTTGGGGTCTCTTAACATAGCTAAAGCTATGGAGTCACCAGACTTTGGAAAGACGGTAGAGGTTGCAATTAAATCATTAACTGCAGTCTCTGAGCTTTCCTATATTGATTCTGTAATGTCGGTTGCAGAAGGAAACAAAAAGTCTAGGGCTATTGGTCTTGGACAAATGAATCTACACGGTTATTTTGGAAAGGAGCAAATGCACTATGGAGAAGAAGAATCAATTGACTTCACAAACATCTATTTCTATACAGTCCTATACCACGCCCTATATGCCTCTGCACGACTTGCAAAGGAAAAGGGCAGTGCCTTTGAGGGATTTGAAAAGTCCAAATACGCCACTGGAGAGTTTTTTGATAAGTATATATCGCAAGACTGGTCTCCAAAGACTGATAAGGTTGCTAGGCTTTTCAAAGAAGCGAAGATTGAAGTTCCCTCGCAAAAAGATTGGGAAAGTCTTAAAACGTTCGTAAAAGAACACGGTATCTACAACCAGAACCTGCAGGCTGTTCCACCAACTGGTTCGATCAGCTATATTAATAATTCAACTAGCTCAATACATCCAATTGCATCTCAGATTGAAATTCGCAAAGAAGGTTTGATGGGTAGAGTGTACTATCCAGCACCATATTTGACCAATGACAACAGAGAGTATTTCCAGGATGCATATGAAATTGGGCCAGAAAAAATTATTGATGTTTATGCTGCAGCACAGCAACACATTGACCAGGGCATGTCATTGACATTATTCTTTAAGGACACTGCTACTACAAGGGATATAAACAAGGCACAAATATATGCTTGGAAAAATGGTATTAAAACTATTTATTATATTCGTATTCGTCAGCAGGCTTTGCAGGGTACGGAGATGGACAATTGCGTAAGTTGCATGTTATAATGGAGGACTTATGATAACTAGACCTATTAATTGGAATAAAGTTGAAGATCCTATTGACCTAGAGGTTTGGAACAGGCTTACTTCTAATTTCTGGCTACCAGAAAAGGTTCCGCTATCTAATGATATTCAGTCTTGGTCAACCCTAAGAGACAACGAAAAGCTGTTAAGCATGCGTGTGTTTACTGGGCTAACAATGCTTGATACCATTCAAGGCACTGTTGGATCTATGTCAATTATTCCAGATGCAATTACTCAGCACGAAGAGGCTGTAATCACCAACATCGCCTTCATGGAATCCGTTCACGCCAAGAGCTACTCTAGTGTATTTTCTACACTTACATCTACACAAGAAATTGAGGATGCTTTTAGGTGGTCTGAAGATAACGAGTTCTTGCAAAAGAAAGCAAGCATTGTTCTCGATAGATACCGTGGTGATGATCCACTAAAAAGAAAGATTGCTTCTACATTCTTAGAATCATTTTTGTTTTATAGTGGATTCTATTGGCCAATGTATCTTTCATCCAGAGCAAAGCTAACAAATACTGCAGATCTTATTAGGCTCATTATTCGTGACGAAGCTGTCCATGGCTATTACATTGGATATAAATTCCAGATTGCATATAACAAGCTTGACTGGAATAGCCAGCAAGATCTAAAAGATTGGACATATGGCTTTTTGATGGAGCTATATGAAAATGAAATTAGATATACAAGAGAGCTGTATGACGAAGTTGGTCTTACAGAAGATGTTAAAAAGTTTTTACACTATAACGCAAACAAGGCACTGATGAATCTAGGATTTGATGCACTTTTCCCCAAGGAAGTTTGTGATGTTAATCCAGCAATCTTAGCTGCTTTGTCTCCAAATGCAGACGAAAACCATGACTTTTTCTCAGGGTCTGGTTCATCTTATGTAATTGGCAAGCACGAAGCAACAACTGACGAAGACTGGGAATTTTAAAGATAGGCAAATAATGAAAGAACTAAAACACTTACACTTAATGGTTAGAGCAGAAATAACAAAACCAATTAAAACTGAAGAGTACGCAAAGCTATGGTTACAGGAGCTTGTTGAACTAATTGATATGAAAATTGCAGCAGGACCAATTTCAAAGTATGTTGATATGCCAGGGAATGAAGGAGTAACTGCAGCGGTATCCGTAGAAACATCACACATTGCATTTCACATCTGGGAAAAGAAAGACCCAATGATTCTGCAGTTTGATCTTTACACTTGTGGTGAATTAGATCACAAAATGGTTATAGGATATCTTTGGGAAACATTTGGCATTACAAATATTCAATGGCAATATCTAAACAGAGAAAATGGGTTTGAGCTTATTGACTCAAATTTAGACCAGTAAGATATTAAATATAATTGGGGCACAATAAAATTGTGCCTCTTTTATTTTTATATAAGCAAGTATAATAATATAAGAATACATTGGCTACCCCCAATCACGAGGTGATACCCCATTAAAAGCAAAAACTTAAAAGTTTTTATTGCTATGTCTTTAGCATTTTTGCCAACTTTTTTGGCTGCAGATTTAGCACACGCAGAAGAATCTTCTTCAGTAGTTTCGGTTACCCTAACGTTAGATCAGCAAGTCACTCAAGCAGAAATCACTGTGACTACGGCAACATCGGAGATACAGGTTGTAACAGAAAACCTAGCTAGCACAAGTGCTTTAGTAGAGCAGTTAGTTGGTGGCGGATCCACAAGCATTGCTTCCGTCTCAGAGGTAATAGCCATGGCTACTACGGCTGTAGCAGAGGCTTCTCAGGCCCTGTCAAGTGCCTCTGATGCGTTATGGGATGTTAAAGAAAAGCAAGACTCTTATCAGCTTGCAGTAGCCTCCTCACAACTAGCAGATTCTAATTTAACTGTAGCACAAACAAGTTACAGCCAGGCAGTAATTAATCTATCATCCATTAGTGCAGCGGTATCGGGACAGCAACAGGTAGTCCAACAAGAACAATCTGAACTAGATGCTCTAACTAATGTGCCATCAAATAGTTTTCAAATATCTAGCCCAGGCTGGACAAACTCAGTAGAGGCAAGCACAGCATCTACTACTAGCGTCATACTCCCACCAATGTGGGATCAGTCTACAAAAATAGATGTCCCATTTGATATCAGAATGGGAAATACATTATATGAGGGTCAGGGCAGTGCTAGTCAAATTTATGTAACATCAAAAGCATTCATTTCTTTTGGTCAAGCAGATTGGACTTTTTGGACTTGGCCAAATACAACTGGTATATATGTATATCAGTCTGACTGGATGACTGGGGGAGCTGGGGCATATACTAAAGTAACAACTACAGACAATACACTAACTGTTGAGTGGTCTTTAAAAAGATTTGGTGATAATAATGGACCACTAACAAATGTGGTTTGGAATATGCTAGTTGACCCAGCTACTGGAGAATGGACTGGTTATTCAGAAATATCTGGAAATACAGAAGGTCTTTATGGTGGCCCACGAATTGGAGTTAGGTATTCCAATAACGGAACCATCTTTACAATGTCTCCAAGAGTAGTAGATTCTGTTTCTGCAGAATTAATTGCTCAACAGCAACAGGCGGTAAGTTCTGAGTCAGCAATATTAGTTAATTTACAAACACAGCAAAGCTTACAGACAATAGTTGTTCAACAGGCTTCTTCCTCACTTGCAATTGCACAATCAATATCCTCACAGGCAAATGCTGTAGAGACACAAGCATTATCAGAATTTACAACAGCGTTACAAAATACACAAAATATTGTAAATAATTTAATTATTGTTGTTGAAAACGCAGAAACAAAAGTTCAAACTGCCTATGTAGTTACAACAGATGCTATTGTTAACTTACCAGCTCCCACCCCTGCTCCAGAACCAGTTGTAATTCCACAGCCCGAACCTACCCCAGAGCCTACCCCAGAACCCACTCCAGAACCTGAGCCTACTCCAGAACCTGAGCCTACACCTGATCCTACACCAGAGCCAGAGCCTACCCCAGAACCCACTCCAGAACCTGAGCCAAGTCCTGAACCTGAGCCTACGCCAGAACCTGAGCCAAGTCCTGAACCAGAACCAACTGAAGAGCTAACTGAAGAACCAGTAACTGAACCAGAACCTAGCCCAGAACCAGAACCAACACCTGAGCCAGAGCCTACTGATCCAGAAACATCGGTGCAGCTAGAAGAAGAGGTATCGGCTGAAAACATTGTTTCACTTGTTGAAGAGCTTGCAAGTATTGAGCCTACACAGTTAACTGAGGCACAGGCAGAGGCAATTAAAGAAGCTGCATTAGAAGTATTTGAAACAGCAGAGCCAGGCTCTGAGGCATATGAAGCAGCCCTAGACGCATTAATGGTAGTTGCAGAAGCAGATGACTTAGAATTGCCAGCCGAACTTGCAGAAATCCCATTGATTGGAGATGTTGCAGGGGCAGTGCTAGAAGTATTTAACGATCTTGGAAATGTTGGTGCAGACATGTCACCAGAAGTTCGTGAAAAATCAGAAGATGTTATTGTTGCAGCAGTCATTGTTGGACAGGTTGCAATAACAGCAACAACAGCAGCTGCTACAGCAGCATCTATAAGGAGGCCATAAATGAAAAAATTCTTAACTGGATTATTTAAAGATATTATTGACCAGTCCTGGACACTGCTTGGTATGGCAGTTGCCTGGCTAGTTTTGGAAGGTAGTGCCAGAGACCTAACTGGACTATTAATCTTAGTAACACTAGCTATCTGGGTTATAACCTATCCAATTCGTAGAGAAAAAGACGAAGAATAATCGGCGGTATAATATAGGCATGATTAAAAAGACTATTACCCTTATTGGTGTATCTGTTTTAGCCATTACCCTTTCTGGTTGTGGCTATGATGGTCACTATAGATACCCCTGCCAGGACCCAGCTAACTGGGGAACTGAAGAGTGTATCCCCCCAGCCTGTGAGGCTGCTGGGACTTGCACAACTGATTTGCTTGGATATGATCCATTAGCCACAGAATCTGATACAATAGAGATGGAAGAAGTTGTTGAAGAAGCAACAGAGTCTGAAACAGTTGAGATTGAGGAATAATGGGAAAAAGATATACATCAGCAGAACTTGATGCAAGACTAAAGTTTACTCTTGGAGTAATCTTGGGCCTTATTCTTTTGGGCACAGCAATGGGAATTCTTTATGGCCTTTTGTTTGTTACTCAGCCAATAGGTGCACAGTCAGAGAATGACAAGATGTTCTTTAATGTTCTTGGAAGCATTGCAACCTTTATTACTGGTACTTTAGCAGGTATTCTAATTGGTCAAAATAATAAGACCGAAGAGCCAGCAGTTATAGAAGAAGCTGAGCCAGAATTTGAAGAGGGCCAAGAAGAGCAGTAAAATATATTTGACAAACCCCTTTGTGTTTTGTATAATTGATACGTAATACAGAGGGGTTTCTCATATGAGTGACAATACTAACATTGATCTAGACAAGCTTCAGTTTTGGACTTGGCTAGAGATGGGTATTAATAAAGGCTGGGTAACTGAGCCATTTTGCAATACTCACGATGGTGACCCATATATGACAGAAGAAGAAGAAAAAGAGTGGGAAGATGGGGGAGACCCATGCCTACACGTAATTAAATTAATAGACTAATAAATCGAAGGGTATTAAAATATGAAAAAGATAGCACTTCTCATTGCTATGCTAATTGGCTTTGTGGGAATTGTACCAGCACAAGCAAATACACAGGGATCAATTGTAGTGATTGATGCTAATTTTGAATCACAATTAATTTCTGGTCAAGTAACTGAGGTTTGCATTACTGCACAAGTAATCTGTAACTCAACACCAAAACTCAGAATTGCATCTGAATTTAAGGCATTTAACCACGGCACTATGATGGCAGATGTCATTAGGGCCAACAATCCATCAGCACACCTGATCCTACTTGAGTCTGGAACAACTAAGACTGGCCAAGTAACTGGCATTCAGCTTGTGGCTGCACTAAGCTGGGTATCTGCGAATGCATCAAAGTTTAATATTAAGGCTGTATCGTTTTCTTATAACGCAGGAGATGGCAGACGTTGCACACCATCTTCACCAGGTGTAAAGATAGCAGCTACACACCAGAATATTGTTAATGCTCTTGCTAGCCTAAAGGCTAATGGCATTAAGTTTTATGCTGCATCTGGTAATTATGCAAGTGGCGACAGAATTGATTACCCAGCATGTATTGCAGATGCTATTGCAGTAGGCTCATCTGATTTTGCAGGTAGCACCAAGCTATCTGATATAGTTGTTACTGCTGGAGTTTACACAAGTGCAGTTCTTAAGAGCCAGCGTAGTGCTCTGCAAGGTCTACACGACTCTTTTCCAATCACATTAACTGATCCAAATCCAGTTATGCTTGGAAATACAACTTCTGTTGCAACTGCTATAGCAGCTGCTACTAACAGATAAGGCCATCCCCCTTAGCTCAACGGCAGAGCAGAGAGCTGTTAACTCTAAGGTTCGTGGTTCGAATCCACGAGGGGGAGCGGAGGGGTATAGGTATGGGAAAAGAATGGGCCTATACCCCTTCTTCAATACAAAAGGAAAGAATTGTTTACTGAGGAACTAAAGAAGCAAACAGAGCAAAACCACTCTGATGCCGAACAAACCGAATTTATGCAAAGTCTATTCATGGGAAATTTGCCAATTGATTCATACGTAAAGTATTTGACTATCTTAATGTATGTGTATGACACTCTTGAAATAACTGTCAGAGACAATCTTGACGATGATCTTGTTGGCATGTTTTTTGATGAAAAGCTTGAAAGGTCTTGGAAGATTTCTGCAGATCTTGGTAACTTAAATAAGGTTATTGCTTTTAGTAATAAGCTAACAGACCATGTCAATGAATATATGATTATGATTGGTAATGCTAGTCCAGTAGAGCTTTTGGCACATCATTATATTAGATATCTTGGAGATATTTCTGGTGGTCAAATTCTAAAAAGAATTCTTCAGCAGTCATATGGTTTGTCAGAAGCCCAAATGTCATTCTATGATTTTGATCTTGATATTAAGCAATACCGTGATAATTACAAGGCAAAACTAAATAGTTTTATTAGATCTGCCAATGACCAACAACTATTTATAAATACAGTAAATGATGTTTATAAGGTTACAACTAAAATACTAAATGCAATTTAATATTGGCTCCGTAGCTCAGTAGGTTAGAGCACCACCCTGTCACGGTGGGGGTCGTGGGTTCAAGTCCCATCGGAGTCGCTGAGGTCCCATCGTCTAGAGGCCTAGGACACCGCCCTTTCACGGCGGTAACACGGGTTCGAATCCCGTTGGGACTGCTCAAACAAAACAACGAATGGTATAGTTATAAAATGAAATTTTATTATTTTGGTGGATATCTTGGACCAGAAGACGGCAACAATGTCTCATCTATTAATAATTTAGAAAAAAATAGTTTTGATGGCGTGTTATTTACTTATAATCCATACCAGGGTGATTTTTTTACAAAAATAGCCAGAAGCTTAGATTTAAATCAAAAAATAAAATATATGATTGCAATAAGGCCACACAGCATCTCTGCCCAATATCTTTGTATGATAAATAAATCAATGAATGAAATACAAAAAGATAGGCTTCAAATTAATTTAATTGCTGGGCACATAAAACCAAATGAAATAGATTTTGATGGATTTGTTGGAGAAATAACAGACTATTCCTCTGTAAAGGATAGAACCAATTATTTAATAAATTATATAGAAGAACTTTCTAAAATGAAAAAAAATGACAAAATTGAAATTCCAGACTATTATGTAAGCTGTACAAATATTTTTTCTTATGAAAAAGCAACTGAGCTAAAAGAAAAAATTATTTTACCTTATGCTGTTTATAAGAATAATTATTTTTTAGATAGAGAAATTTCTGGCCAAACAAAACCAGGTGCAAAATTAGATATTTCTGATCAAAAAATTATGTTAGCCATTGCTCCAATTATAAGAGAAACCCAGGAAGAAATAGACACGGAGTTTCCCCAAGATAAACTTATACACACTTATGATGGGGGTAGCTATATAGATAGAGAAAGAGCTACAACAGATACTGAGTATTTTACATATAGAGAATTTTGTAATTTTATAAAAAAAATAGAATCAGAAAACATATCTGAGGTTCTTCTAAGCGGCTCTCCTTCAAAAGAACGCCCAAATATGATTCAATATATTAAAAAATATATAGATGAAAATACCACAATTTAAATATCATACTAATTGCTTAAATGATATAATATATGTAAGGAGTTATAAATGAATCATTGTCAGCTTATTTTTAATTCATTTCCTAGATCTGGAAATGTTTTTATGAGCAATGTGGCACGTCAAACGCTGTCATTGGATATGGTCTCAAGTGTTCACATACCAGAAATATATCAAGTAAAAGAAATTTTCAATGTGGCTATATTTAGAAATCCAGAAGAATCAATTGCTTCTTTGTTATATAAGCAATTAGAAAACACAGAACCTGGATTTGATATAAGATCAATGTATCAACCTGCAGAACGAGCATTTTTAAATTATCAAAAATATGTAGATTATGCAACAAAATATTCAGACAATATCCATATTATTAATTTTAATAATGCCAAAGCTGATGCAATACAAGAAATCAAAAAAATTGTTAATAGATTTAATTTTAGCTATCTTTCTGGAAAAGAAAATTTAACCATAAATGATATTAATTTTGAAAACAATAAGGTTTGGGGAGATAGCCACGATGGTCATATGCCAAGGGAAAGGAGTAGGCTTAGGCTAGAAATCGATAATTTGGTTAGCAGCTTAGACTTTATAGTAGAGGCAGTGGATATGCATAAAAAGATAGTTAAATTAGCGGCATAATTATAAATGCTACCCTAGCTCAGTAGGTAGAGCATCCGCCTTGTAAGCGGAAGGTCAAGAGTTCGAGCCTCTTGGGTAGCTCTGATTCATGATATAATTATTAAAAAGGAGTTTTTATGGCTAAAGCACAAATGCCACTTTCTGGTTTGCTGGGTAAGCACTGGAAGGTGACTAGCTATATGGGCTGGAGAATACACCCAGTAAAGAAAACACGCAAACACCACAACGGAACTGATATTATTTATACCGCTGGGAAAGATCGTGGTATCTATGCCCCGTATCCTGGAACTGTTACATATGCTGGACCATCTAAAACAAAGCAAGACAATGGTGAGCCAAGCGGTTTTGGGTACTATGTAAAAATTACTCACAACATTAATGGTCAATTTTATAGTTCTTTGTATGCCCACCTTGTAAAAGGCTCTATGAAAGTAAAGCAGGGGGATAAGGTTAAAGCTGGAGATTTGCTTGGAACGATGGGTACCAGCGGTATGAGCACTGGTGTTCATTTGCACTGGGAAATCTGGAAAGGCAAAACCCACGGATGGTCCGATGACGGCAAAGGCTTTGTTGAGCCAATTGAATTTATGAAATCTTTAATTGCCCTTGAAGGAGCTGCAGATTATGCCAATGTTGGATCTGCCCCATCAAACAAAGCCAGCTCTCCAAATACTCCAGGAGCTAGTGCCAGACCGATTGAAGTCAAGCCAAAGCCCTCTGTAAAGCCAGTTTCTAAGCCAACCACTAAGCCAGCTACAAATGCCCCTCAGAAGCCTTCAAAGGCCCCTGTGAAGGCACATAAAGTAGTATCTGGGGATACACTTGGCGGAATTGCATCTAAGTATAAAACCACAGTTCAAAAGCTTGTTAGTTTAAATAAACTTAAGAGTGCAAACCAAATTAGAGTTGGACAGATTATTAAACTACCATAATGCCTATTTACGACTATAAGTGTGGATCATGCGATGCCATAGTTACAATTTCTAGGGGCATTGCAGATAAAGAAAGAGTTCCAGAATGTCTAGCTTGTCAAAAGCCATTAAATAGAGTATACTCTTCTGTAGGAGTTACCTTTAATGGTGGTGGCTTTTATTCAACTGACAAAGGAAAGTAAATTTGCAGGTTCTTAAAGATAAGGTTGAATGGACACTTACAGCCTTAGATAGATGTGACGCATATTGCTCAGCCCAAGCTTTTGTAAAAGCTGTTGGCGTAAACGGAGAGTTATTGTTTTGCTCACATCACTATAATAGTATCGTTAATAATGCAGTAGGCTATGACAAATTATCTAAATTTGCCTATCAAATTATTGATGAACGAGAGCGACTTGTAGAGAATAGATTGGTTGGGGAAAATTGATTATTGAGATAATTGGGCTTCCTGGTAGTGGAAAAACTACCCTAGCTAAAGAGCTTGCAAGCAGAATTAATGCAATTTTACTAAATGGTGACGATGTCAGGGGGGACCTGAGCAGCGACTTGGGCTTTAGCGTTGACGATAGAGTTGAGCAGGCAAGAAGAATTGGTGCAGTAGCAAGGCTTCTGTCAAAACAAGGTCATACTGTTATTGCAGATTTTGTATGTCCAACGCAGTCTGCCAGAACAGCATTTGGAAAGTCAGATATTGTAATATGGATGAATACTATTGATGCAGGAAGATATAGCGATACAAATACAATCTGGCAAAACCCTGCAGAAAGCTATGTAGACTTTACTTTTACGAAACTTGAAGACGACACCAAAGCTGATACAATTATTAAAGAATTTAATCTGTTTGACTGGTCTGCACCAACAACCCTTCAGCTGGGCAGGTATCAGCCATGGCATGAGGGGCATCAGGCATTGAAGCAGGAGGCCCACAAAAGAACAGAGCAAGTTCTTATAGGAGTTAGGAATACATATGGGACTTCGGAAAAAGATCCGCTCACTTATGAGGAAGTTAGAAAAAGAATACTTGAAAGTGACGGAAGTATACATGAACACACATTGGTGGTAAAGCTACCTAATATTACTAATATTGTATATGGTAGGGATGTTGGTTATAAAATAGAACACATTGATCTTCCACCAGAAATTCAGGCAATCTCTGCTACACAGAAGAGAAAAGAACTTGGAATCTAATGCTCGCTCGATTACAAAGGCTTTGACATATAGATTTTGGCAAAGTCTAAATACCTTTATTATTTCATTTATCGTTACTGGAAAACTTGAGATGGCAACAGCAATTGTAAGTATTGAAATATTTATTAAAATTATTGTTTACTTTTTCCATGAAAGAATATGGTCTAGAATTAAGTGGGGCATTCGTAAATGATAAGAAAGCATTGGATAAATAGATATAGACCACCAGAGACACCAGAAAGCATTAAAGCTCTTACAGAAGAGCTAGATCCCTATGGCTATGAGTCTGTACTATTTACTGTGCATTCTAGGGTTGGAGATATGTGGACTAAGCTATCTAGTTCAGTAAATAAAAATCATAAATTTAAGTATATGATTGCAGTAAGGCCATATCTTTTTAGTCCGCAATATTTGGCTATGTTGATATCTTCATTTAATGAAATATCCAATAATCGATTAATGCTTAATCTTGTTAATGGAATAATTGGTCCAAAAGAAACATTTAGTTCAATTATGCACGGCGAACAGCTATACGATAATAACTATAGAAAAGAATACGCTAAACAGTTTATGCATAAATTATTAAACGAAACTAATATTTATTTTCCATATGAAATGCCAGAAATTTTAGTGTCAGGGTCGTCAAAAGAATCGCTAGATTTGGCAAAAGAAACATCCGATATTGTTGCTACATTTTATGAATCTTTTATGGAAGATCCAGAAAAATTTACAAAGAGAAAATTTAAAAAGATTTTTATATTTTTATCTGTTTTAGTAGCAGAAACTGACCAGGCAGCAGAAGAAGAGGTTGCAAATATTCCAGAAGAAAATAGGACAACTAATGGCTCACCCATTTATGGCTCAAAAGATACATTAACAAAAAAGATTTTAGAACTTGAAAAACTTGGGGTAACAGACATTCTTTTTAGCCAATTTGACCAGTGGCATGACCCCAAAGTAGTGCACGAATTCCTAGCAAAGCTAACGGATGCTGGCATTTTAAGCTAAAGTTTGATATACTTTATTAAAATAAGGAGATTTTATGTATGAGTATTTCGTAAAAGAAGTTGTAAAAGTTGTTGATGGTGACACAATTGATGTCATTATTGATCTTGGATTTGACATTATGTTTGCATCTAGGGTAAGATTAGCGGGGATTGATACTCCAGAGTCTCGTACTGCAGACAAGCGTGAGAAAGCCCTGGGACTTGAATCAAAGAAATTCCTTGAGTCTAAAATTAAAGCTGCTAAAAATGTAGTAATTAAAACTGAAAAGCTTGACAGCTCAGAAAAATATGGAAGAATATTGGGTTGGCTATACCTTGACGGCGATGGTAATTCCGTAAACCATGAAATGATTGAAAAGGGATATGCTTGGGGATATCTTGGAGATACTAAAGTCAAGGATTTTGATGCCCTGCTTGCAAAACGCAATGTTCAATCATAGTGATTCGGAAGACTATTTAGAATATTTAATTCTAAATGGCTATGTTGAGATATCTGGAATTGATCCAGACACTCAAGAATTTTTATACTCTTTTACAGAAGAAGCAAGAAATACTATTCCTGGATTACAAGAACAACTGAATGAAGAGTTCTATGGACTAATTGTTTATCTTTGGGAACATGGCTTTGTTGCAATGGACATAGAGTCAGAAAGTCCAAGGGTAACCTTAATGCCTAAAGCATTAAACGAATACGAAGTAGCACAGCTACCAAAAATTTATAGGCATGCACTAATGACCATTATAGAAGCACTCAGGATTCAATAGTATAATAGTCTTGGGATTTATATGGAATTTTTATTTGGCATAGTTTTTGGTATTGCTTCATTATATATTGCTGCCAAAACAATACAAAAGCTTGAGATCGCCAGAAGATTTGCTATTTATCCCATTAGACGTAGTCAAAGCTATATACATAGTTTACTATTATTTGCTTTGCAAAATTTACAAAACGACCCAGAGCCTATCAAGACTCAATCTAGAGATCGAATTGCTAAGCAGAGTATGACGGTAGTATTCGTTGACGGCAATGCCTACTGGATAAAAGATAACAAATTCTACCAGGCTTCAGTTATTAATGGACAAATTGATAATTCTACAATAAAAACAGTTGACACAATGGGTATGGATAAGGTAGAATTAGACAAGATGTTTTTTATTGTTCAAAAATTAACGGAAGGTAAGCAAAATGATAGTGGGGATTCAGGGTTCAAAAACCTATAACGACTACGCTTCTTTCATTCATGGAATGGCCATGCCATTACGATTAATGCCAATAACAGATAAAAGACTGACAGTTTTTAGTGCTGGACCAAAAAGAATTAATGAGATGGCACTAGAGTTTTTAAACGTTTCTGACTTTAAATCAAGGGGCATATCAGTTAAATTGGTTTATATGCCAGAATCTTGGTTTAGAAATAACTTTGAAAAGATTGAAATGTTTATTTACTTTTGCTCAAAGAAGGAAACATTCTCTAGCCTTGCAAACTTTTTAGACAACAAAGAAGTTGATGTTCGTGCTTGGAGATATGACGAGATCAAAGATAAAAATAAGTAAGGAGTTGTAATGTTAATTACTTCACTTGAACAAATGGAAGAGATTGTTGAATCTAACAAAACTCTTTCATGGCGTGGCTGGGACGTTGTCCAGTCTTTGCCAAATCCTACTGCCTGGTCTAAGCCAGATGGTGCCTATATCAAAGGTAGGTGGTACATTCAAAAGATATTTGCTCTGTCCACTGAGGGTTGGGAGATACCAAATAAGTTTATGAGGTAGCAAATGCAGTCTCAAAAATGGAAAGAAAAAGCTGCCTGCAAAGACTATGATTGGAACTTATTCTTTGATAAATATGAAGAAAATATAAATTTAAGGCCTGCAATAGATCAGCTATGTGCGACCTGTCCAGTAGCAAAGCAATGTTTTTCAATTGGAATTTCTCAAAAGGAATGGGGAGTTTGGGGAGGGGTCTACCTTGAAGGCGGAAAAATCTCTAAAGAATTTAATAGACACAGGGATAAAGCCAGATGGGCAGAAACCTGGAAATATCTAACGATGGATAAATAATGTATACAGATGCAATGAAAAGAGCTTTTCACTCTTTAGATGGTACTGGGCCAAGGGGGTTTTCCCTTCAAATTATTGACAATGATCATTTTTTGACAGTAAAAGCTAGTGAAAAACAGTTTATGTCCCTACTTGACGAAGACAAGCGTCATGCGGTAGAATATATGATAAAGGTTAAGAAAGCTTTGGAAGATAATGGAGCTATCGTGCTACTAGTACGAGAGGGTGGGGCAGAGTAATGCAAACATTTTTGCCATCTAAAGACTTTGATACTGTTGCAAAAATGCTAGATTCAAAACGATTGAATAAGCAAATACTTGAGTGCTATCAAATTCTTAAGGTGCTATCTAGCAATGATCCACATGCTGGTTGGAGAAATCATCCAGCAGTAAAAATGTGGAAGGGCTTTGAAGTAGCCCTGTATGACTATGTGTCTTCTATGCTTCGGGAAGCAAACTATAGAGGAATCAAAACAGATAAGAATACAGACAACCTGGTAACTCTGAGAGCTAATAACATCAGGAGCTGGGGGAGCGGTTTTCCAAAATGGTATCAGAACTCAGAAACTATGAAGTTTGTAACTACGACCCATAAAGCAAACCTGTTTTATAAAGATCCAGAATTCTATTTTGAGTTTGAGTCTGCAACTATTAGCAAATACAACCAGCCTTGCTGTGATACTTGCAAATATTACTGGGTAACACATAAGGAGAGCCAATGAGTTCAGAATTAATCAATGTCTTAATTTTAGCTGGCCTTGCATCAATTATATTGGTTTTATCAATTATCGCTATTGTTCTAAAGATTAAGAATAACAAATTTATTTCAGTTATAGCACAACTATTTGTCGATAAAAATGTATTGTCAGAAGAAATGGACAGGCTATCTTTTATAGTAAACAATGGTCCAAGCATAGAGAATGACTTTATTAAGTTTCTCTCTGACTCCAGGGATGGGGCATATGAATATATTGAGCAAGTCCAGACTGCTATTGAGGCCCTATATAAAGCCATGGAATCTGACAAAGAGAATGAAATTGATAGAGCCTATAAAGAGCTATTAAAGTTTCTACCCTCCAAAAACATGGATGTGGTAGAATAGTAAAAGAAAATGTTACCTTTGAAGCAAGAGATAGATATAGAAAAAAGCCTGCAGGCATTGACAAATAAGATGCCAGCAATTTGTTGCATATCCAAGTGCAATGAACTTGTTTCTAGCATATATAAAACAATTGAAAAAAGATCTCTGCCAATGTGCCCAATGCATTTTGGAATGATTGCTTCAGAGGTATTGTGGTAAATATAAATAAGGAGAAATATGAATAAGGCAATGATTGAGTCCTATCTAAGAAACCTTTTGGGGTCTGTGCTAGGTGCAATTACAATTGTAATGGGAAGCACTGGCATTGCATCTCCACTAGAGTTTGGTGGGGCTGAATGGCTGCTAGTAGCAAATGCACTATGGGCTTCTGCTGTTCCAACGCTACTACGTTGGGTTAACAAGAAGGACCCAGCTTTTGGTTTGGTAGCAAAGGCCGTAACATCTTCAGTTACAAAGAAGCTTGAAGAGGTAGCTGTAGAGGCAGCTAAGAAGCCAGCAGCTAAGAAGGCCACTGGCGAGAAGAAGCCAGCAGCTAAGAAAACAACAAAGAAGTCTTCTGGCGGAGGCTCTGCCAAGACAAACGAAGTTGCATAAATAAATAGAAACTAGCGGTCTGCATAATTTTGCAGACCGCTTTTTCTTTTGGTATAATATATATGCCTGCCATTTGGGGGCAATAACTCGCTTAATAAAAGGAGATGATAATATGATGGTATCTTACCTAGATCCATTTGCACAACTTAGTCGGGAATTCGATAAGTTCTTTGGTGCACCAATGCAAAAAACAAACTATCCGCCCTATAACGTAAAGAAAGTAAACGATGATCACTTCGTAATGGAGTTCGCCGTTGCTGGATTTAGTCGTGGAGAACTAGACCTTTCAGTAGAAAGGGGGATTCTAACGATTAAGGGTGAAAAGTTAGGAAAGGATGATGAGTACATTTATAAGGGAATTGCTACCCGTAAATTTATTCGTTCATTCTCACTACCAGAATACTTTGAAATAACGGATGCTTCGGCATTTGACGGTATTCTGTACATTGATCTAAAACGCAATATGCCAGAGGAGCTAAAACCAAAGCAGATTGAGATCAAGTAGTATATAATTAAACAGTCCCCATACAGGGCAAGGCCGTTATCTTAGGATGGATTAGTTACCCATTTTGACCCCTGGCCTAATACAGGTTCTGTATGGGGATTTTTCATGCTATAATGTTTATATGCCATATCATGTTGGAGCCAAGGGATCGTACGGCTGTTCTGGCTACCCTGCCCTAAAAGATGACGGTACCGTAATGGGATGCCATAAAACAAAAGAAGCTGCAGCACGACAAATATATGCAATCAATCAGTCTGAAGGAAACATAGATAAGGCTGCACCATGCTGGGATGGATATACACAGCGTGGAATGAAGCCAGGAAAAAATGGAAAAATGGTTCCAAACTGTGTTCCAATATCTAAAATGGATGAGCGAATTGTAGAAGGCGATTTTGTTATGGGGCAAACCAAAGAAGGTATTGCACACGGAATGGTAGAACATATTATGTGGGAAGGCGGAACACTTGGAACGCCTGGGAGCGAATATGCCCTTGAATCTATGCCACCAGAAAATCCAGCAATGTCAGTTCGTATTTATGAAGAAGATGATGGTGCTTGGGAGCCAACAGCTTATAGTATTGGCATGATGTACCTAGATGCACAAAAATTAGAAAACTTGGAGGGTCACGCAATGCCAGAAGACATGGATGACGAGATGCTTGAGCTTATGAGCAAAGCAGAAACTTTTACACCAACAGCTGGAATGAAAGCAGCTGCACGTAGAGCACTAAAATGGAAAGAGCAGGGCAAGGCAACTGGTGCAGGAACTGCAGTTGGTTGGGGAAGAGCAAGCGATATAGTTGCTGGTAGATCTATGTCACTAAGCGTTGTCCGAAGAATGTTTTCTTTCTTCTCTCGTCACGAAGTAGATAAGAAGGGTAAGGATTTTTATAACACAAGCAATCCATCTAATGGTCGTATTATGTGGGATGCATGGGGCGGAGATGCAGGATTTAGCTGGTCACGGGGCATTGTAAACAGAATGAAGGACAAAGCTTTGTTTGCTGATTTTGGCAAAGATTGGACCACATCAGAATTACTAACCGATATATTTAAGGCTATTGGTGTAGGCTCTATGGTATCTTGGAACTCATCTGGTGGCAGGGCAACAGGTAAAATAAGACGAATAATCAGAAGTGGAACCTATAACGTACCAAACAGTGACTTTACTTTAAATGCCTCTGAAGACGATCCTGTGGCCGTTATAACCCTATATAGAGATGGCAAGCCAACTGACGTTACTGTTGGTCACAAGCTAAAGACTTTACGATCTGCATAATTTCATCAATATATTTTTCGTAATCAATATCTATAACGATATTGTCATCATCTATCTTTAGTAGTTTAATTTCTTTACCAATGTTAAATAGTATTTCTCTAAGTTGATCTTCAGGCTGCATTTTCTTGTTCCCTTTGATACGTCCTTATTTTATGACAGTTGGCACATACCACATCACATTTATTCACTTCAATCCAGGCAGCCGTTTCTCCATAGGTTCGTAATACTCTATAGACAACATCAATTTTTATTTCATTGGGCCTATGATCAAATTCTAAAACATAATGTGGGAAATGATTTCTGCAGTCAGCACAGCCATGCTTTTCTTTATAGAGGTGAAGCTCCTCTAACACTTTATGTAGCTGTTTACGCTGTTTGGCAGACTTTACCATACAGTATTATTATATCAGCCGTTATAGCTTAATTGCCTTAGCAAATACAACTCTGGAGGCCATCTTTGAGGCACTAATAATAGCAATTGGTGCAGCAACGCTTAGTGTGATACCAGCCCACATGCGTGGCTCTGTCCATGCCCACTCCCAGAAGTCAAAGGTATGAAATGCATTAGCAAGAACAGCAATGCCACCAAAGGCAATCATTCCAATTAATGCTCCGCCAGTTCTTTCTGTCTTGCCTTCTTCATCTATTCTAGAGGCCAATACAAGATAGGCAATTAAAAATAGAAGATACATAAGTTCAATAAAGAAGAAGAACAAGCCAGCCATCCATGCCTGGGATAGTCCAACAAATGTGGCAACAGATGTAATACCATTAAAGGATACAATTGCAGATGAAATAAAAGCAGCAGCAATACCAATAAGCCAAGTCCAAAGAATTAGCTTTTGGTCTACCTGAATTTTTGGAGCACGTTTTGACTCTTGAAGCTCATATCTTTTTCTTTTTTGATCTTCAATTCGCTCCTTGGTAGCAGCAGTTGCCTGCTCTCCAGTTTGCTCCTGGATTCTTCTTCTTCTTTGGGGACTAAGCCTTCCCCATGCATTAATAGTCATAGCATTTTATTATACCATGATTAGTGCCCCTGGTCAGACTCGAACTGACACTGAACAGATTTTAAGTCTGCTGCCTCTGCCATTGGGCTACGGGGGCGTGGGGCAACTGGGACTTGAACCCAGGACCGAACGATTATGAGTCGTTTGCTCTAACCTGCTGAGCTATTACCCCTGGATTGGTAATCTAATTCTGTTTGCAAAAATCTTAGCTCCATCTCAATAGATTCAATAGCCTCTTTATTCATGCTAAGCTGTATTTCGATAGCGTCAAGATCTTTTTTAATAGATTTAAGTTCTTCCCAAATATTATTGCTCATTAATAATTTTCTGTAATTTAAAAATTGCAATGTCTAAATGTCCACCAGAAGACTCTGAAAGCAATGCCTGTTCAATTCTGGCTCGCTCTTTTGCTTGTCCTGCAGCAAATGCATCTGCAACAAACTGCATATCTTGTGGTGTTCTGGGACTTGCTAGATCAACACCATATTCAAATTGTCCCACATCTCTCAATTCATAATCAATGTCTGGTAGACTCATATATTAATTTTACACCAACTAAGTCAAAAAATCAAGCAGCTAGAAGATTAATCTTGTCTGGCTGGAAACCTGCCCAAGTACCCTTTTCTGAAATGACTACTGGTACTGATGAAAATCCCATGCCAACAATTAAATCTAATGCATCTGGGTCTTCAGTAATGTCCACGGTATTATAAGCAATACCATTCTTATCCATATATCTTTTAGTCATATCGCACTGAACGCACGATGGCTTTGTATAAACAGTAGTCATAAACACTTCCTTATTAAGTTGATGATATATTATACTCCTGTATGAGCATAAAAATCAAGTAAATTATTACAGTTTGATAACTTATTTATTCACAAATGTAGGAAAAAGACATGTGAAATTTATCCGATGTTGAAAGAATAAATGGTGAATTGTGATCAAATGGTTCATCCTTTGCAGAACTTGCCAAATTCCAAATTGTTAAACTTGCACTTGAAGGTAGCAAGTGTCCCTTAATGCTATAATGATCAACGCCCTGGTTTGTTACATCGTGAATTGAACCACCATAAACATCTGTGTGATACTTAGATGCAAACGGAATTGTTAATGAATATTGTCCAGTACCAAAATTAGTTACAGTACTAAACAATACATCTATTTGTACAATAACAAAGTTTCCAATTTTAATATATGAACCAGTAGCTGGAGTTCCAGTGAAGGTTAAACCAGTTCCAGACCAAACTGGATTATAAGATTCTATTTTTGTTGTTAGTCCACCAACATCGCCAAAAGCAGGGTGGGTAAATCTAGCCATTAACTACCACTCTCAAGATTAGTAATCATAACAGCTGCCTTCATAGAGTTAACAGATGAAATTGCATAAAGAGCATCCTTGCCAGGAAGCTCAAAAGAGATTGAATGGTTTGGCAAAATTCTAAAGCCATAGTTTGTGCTAGATACTGCAGAATTTCCAAGGTAGATGTAACCAGTATCATTAACATTTTGTACTGTTACGTCACATCCAGAGTGAACACCAGCTGGAGACACCCTTGTAACATCACTATTTGAAAGGGTAATTAAAGAATGTGTAAGCATGTCTATATTGTATCACAATTATGTGTTCCGATGATAGTGGGGATTTGATCAACCTGCTCTGCCCTAATAGATATACCACATTTTAGACATTTCCAAAAAATAGGTATCATTTGCCAATTATATTGCATTTATATGATAAAATTAATTAATGGTCTGCTCAATTTGTAATCAATTTTTTATGGTTCCCATAGTTTATGGATACCCCACACCTCAATTAATTGAGGCATCAAAAAGAGATGAGATTGTTCTTGGTGGACCGAATATCAAAGAGTACACGCATTACTGCCTTAATTGTAATGAGGCACAGACAGTGTTCCCAGACTTAGAGTTTTAATAGTTTAGATAATTCGTCTGCAGATATTAGTCCAGCAGCACTAGCAAACATCTTGCCATCATAAAAACTTACAAAAAATGGACTAATTGTTGGTGGCTGGGAGGCAATCATGGCTTTTACCAAATCTGGCTCTTCATCATAATTAATTCTAGTATATGTAACATCTGGATTATTGTGAAGCAGTTCCTGAACTATTGGTTGCATTATTTCAGAAGTTTTAGAGCCAGAAGTAGAAAACTCAACAATTTCTTTTTGCGTCATACTTCTATTATATACCCATGTCTACTAGGAGCGTACTTTGAACTAAAACTTTTGTGAACTGTTCCGCAGCCGATTTTATTTAAACTCGTTACAGGATTATGGATTATTTTATCTATAAAATTAAAATGACCATATATATCTTCTACAAAATTAGGATAGGCAAGTTGAAAAGATTCATCTTGGTCGTGTATATACCATTCTATCTCGGCAGCACTGTATTTTAAAAAATGCCCTATGGCATAACATGAGTTTAACCCCGAGCCTGAAATAGCAAGTTTTCGCTTTGGTCTTTCCATGTATCTGAGCTATTTGATCTTATCTTAATATGATAGGGAGCACCTAAAAAAGGTCTCCCATCATATAAATGTGAGTCTCCGTAAAGTCCATTTTTATCTACGTAGTGTACAAAGATTTGTACATGCCTATCTCCAGTATAGGTTTTCCTCCAATGAGGAATTTCTGCTCCTTTATATACAGCTAAATCACCGGGTTCTAATTCACATTCTAATATATTGCCCTCTAGATTTTCAAAGTATATAGGCCAGTCTGCTCCGTTTTTACTAATACAAATAGTACCGCTATATTCGCAACTATGCCTATCAACATGACGTTTTAGCTCGGCCCCTTTGTAGTAAGCTCTAGTATAACTGTAAGTTTCAGAGAGCTCTTTGCCTGTAATTTTGCTTAACCTTTGGCCGCAGTACAAAAGTAGGGCCTCTGTATGGATAGCACCGTACCAAGAAAAACTCTCGGGACTTTGAGGATCTCCATATGGAAATGGATCGTCCTCTGTAGGAGGTTTTTTATTTAGATAAATTGTTTCATGTATATCACAACTATATTGAACGTATTCAACTAATTCTTTGGGAAGGAAATTACGAACAACTGCGTAATAATCTTTTTCAAAACTCATAATTACCTAAAGTTAGGACCACATACCCAACCCACTAAACTATGCCTTTCGCCTTTGATAATAGGATTAGCCTGGTGCATGACAAAACTAGGGAAAACTATCATAGCTCCTTTGTTTCTAGTTGACTTTATATAACTGTCAGTAGACAGCATGATGTCTAAATCGCAGCCCTCGTAGTCTGTATCGTCACATAATTGTACACTAAAACTTAGTTTTCTATAGTGAGGACTTTCCAACAATAGATCTGTGTGCATTGTATAGTTGTCGCCAGTTTCTCTATAAATTGTATATTGAAGTATTTCGATATATTCCAAATCAAAATTCCAAAACTGTTTATTCACTGCCTCTACAGCATCAGTGCATCTTCGAAATACCCATTCTAATTCACTCTCTCCGCCTATTCCCCATTTTACAGTGCTCTTTCTAATGGAAGTATCTACAATTCCCTGCATATTACCTTCCTCGGAAATTCTAGCATCTATACTAGGTCGTTCGGCAAAAATTTCTTTAATTTTTTCGCATTCGGCTGAGCTAAAAACAGCTTCAGCGTGTGCTACATATTCAAAGTGTTTTAATTTTAAATACCAAGGACTACCAATTGCTA